TTGTCTCCAGTTAGCAATACGGTACTTAATCATAGGCACCGTAAACATATCATAAATGTCTCTCATCACACCTCAGTCATCTCTCTGATCTTATACGCTATTGCCTCGGCGTTAGCGATGTTGCCTTCCTCAATCTCATCATGTAGTTGGTCAACCAAAAACTCCATGATCTCCTCAAGAAATTGAGTGTCCATTGCCCTCCCCTGTGTGACTTGTGAATTATATATGAGGGAAGGGGGTCATGTCAACCTTTATAGTGCTTGATAAACCACTCAGCGTCCACTACGACAAGTGGCTTCTTACGATTCTTTTTCATGAAGAGGATGGGCTCATGGTCTCCACTGTTGGCGGTTGCCTGCTCGTAGGCATCCCAAACATTGAGTCTCTCGACATTCTTACACTCGATAGAGAATGGAAATTTCTGTCTGGCATCTCGTGCCATGATTAGATCTTCACCACCAGCACCCATACTACGGGACTCGATATCTTCTGGGTGGACATTGCGATGCTCGATCAGCATGTCCCTCACCCACTTCTGGAAGTTACGTCCCTTCGCCTTAGCACTCTGTGGTTTCATCTTTCTTATTAAATCCGAAGGGTGCAAGTTTATCTTCCAGTTTGAGTTTCAGAGCGACTCCTCCTACTGCTTCCATAACTTTCAGAATGTCCTCAGGTTTAGCACCCTCTCCTAATTCTTTGGCGACATACCAATACTTTGGCCAAAACTCTTCGCCTGCTTTCTTGTAATCTTCAACTGTCAATAATTTCATTAGTCAGCGTATCCATCATCGTCATCGTCAAAGCGATATCCAAACCTAGAGTTTGTTTCCCGCTGCAAGTATTTATCAGGATCTTCTTTGATCGCATCCTCCAGACTCTCTGCCAACAACTTAAGGTTGTGTGCGATCAGTTTTACTTTTTCGTAATTCATAACTTTGCATTCACTCCAATAACTTTAGCACCAGGATTGCGAGCAAGTGCAATGGTCCTGGCATGTGAGTAGTCTCTGGCTTCACAAATCTCCTCAAAGACTTTACCAGAAACGTATAATTTAACGACGCATGTCATAAAAAAAGGACCCCGTAGGATCCTTTATTTATCACTTGTTATAAGTGTGACCGCGATAGCAGAATGTGCCATGAGTTTCATCAGCATCACCTTGCTTGCACTCATACACTACACCACGATAGGCAGTGTGGGTGATTTGTGCATCATGCAGTGCTGCTGCTTTCTGGATCTGCTTCTTGATCAGAGTAAGTGTGTTCATTAGATTGACTCCTGAAATACTAGAGGGTTTTAATCCCCGTTCCTTCAGTCGTTTGCGTCCCATTTACAATGAGGTGTTGATTCCTTTAGGGTCTCAACAATCTCTGACTGCACATTTTTACTCAGCACATCGTTTGCTTTGACGCGCCCGATCATCTCGGAGACATCTAAGCAAGAGATATTAGCATAGAGTAAAAGGTCAATCATGGGATGAACGCTCCGTTCCGCGACTTACTTGCGTCCACGGGATGTGAAGTCCCTTGGATGAACGTATGGTCATTATAACATGACCATATTATTTATGCAACTTACGCCTCCGAATCGGTTTCGTGTGTTTCAGATCCTTCTTCAGACTGCGTAAAAACTTCAAGTGGTCCCTGATACCAGAGATCGGGTCCAGGCCAGGAATACTTGTCACGTCCTGGGTTTTCTTCTTCCAACTGTGCCTCCTTGTCATTTGTAAACCAATTCTTACAGTTGGAAATTAGAGAACGTATTTGCCTCAACATCTTGTTTGATACCTCCGACAATATAGGACTCGATCTCAGTCTCCTGAGGAGCATTCTGTTGACCTTTGCTATTTAGCCAGTGCTCTGTCCAGGGCAGTGGGTTATTCTTAGCAGGGATATCGTAGAGAGGATCCAGACCTACCGCTTTCATACGACGGTTAGCAATCCACTCCACATATTGTGAAAGTAGTCTTTCATTGAGACCAATCATGCTGCCCTCAGAGAAGAGATAGTTTGCCCACTCCTTCTCTTGAGTGACTGCTTCCGCAAACATCTTGCGGACGTTTTCTTTTTCTTCCAACGCGATTTCTTGCATCTCTGGGTCGTCACCCTCTGCCCACTTCTTCAGAATCTTTTGAGTCAATACCAGATGCTGTGACTCATCACGGGCGATAAGGGAAATGATCTTTGCGGACCCCTCCATGAGTTTGAGCTCACCAAAAGCAAAACTGCAAGCAAAAGAAACATAGAAACGGATTCCTTCCAGGATGTTGACATTTGCGATTGCCCTATACAGTTTACGCTTCAACTCTTTACGATCCCAGATAGCACCATCAACCTGCTCCAGGGCTTGCTCCCAACGTGTGCCTGCTTGCCAGTCACCTGCTGCCTGCAGGAAGTCATTATATGCAGCACAGACACTCTTTGCCCTTGCAAGGATCCGATCGTCGTCCAGGACGCTATCAAAGACCTCTGAGGGGTCAGGATATATGTTCTTGATGATGTGGGTGTAGGAGCGTGAGTGAATCTGCTCCATGAATTCCCAAACACCCATGGCACCTTCCAACTCAGGCAGTGAGCAGTAAGGAGAGAATGCCATGCCAGGTCCACGACCTTGCACTGAGTCCAGGAGAATCTGATACTTAAGATTAGAAGTGTAGATGTGCTTCTGTTGTTCACTCAGAGTCTTATAATCAGACCTGTCTTTCTGCAACGAGACCTCTTCAGGTCTCCAGAAGTATCCTAGTTGAGTCTGTGTCAGTTTATCAAAGTCAGGATACTTGTAATCATCATAACGTTGCATCCCAAGAGGTGCTCCAAAAAACATTGGTTGCTTCTTAGTGTCTACCTTCTTCTCGTTAAATACCGTTACTCCCATTTTCCCCCTTTGGTTGTTTGTAGGTGCCAAAATTGCTGACATAATATAAAAATGATTTAATCCTGGGTTTAATACCGAATGAATTGCAGACCTCCAGGAAAGACTCGAAGTCTTCCTGAAGATCATCTGTCAATTCTATCTCAACTACCTTAGACATTGCAAGCATCACATTCTGCTTCACCCCCAGCATCAATTTCTGCGAGGATGTCTTCCAATTTACGAGTAGTTTCTTCTACTGCATCTGGATCTTTCTTATTATCGTATGTGTTTTGATAGTATGAAGTCTTCCAACCATACTTATATGTAGTCAAGAGATCATTTGCCATCACAGAAACAGGCACCTCATTGTTAGGATAATTCTCTGGATTGTAAGACCAGTTGCCACTGATCGCCTGGTCAAAGAATTTCTGCATAATAGCAGTAATCTTAATATAACCATCGTTGTTGGGCATATCCCACAGCAGGGTATAGTTATTCCTCAGTGTCGAATAAGACGGTACAATTTGCTTAAGGGGTCCCTTCTTACTCTTCTTAACGGACAAGTAGTCGCGAGGTGGCTCGATTCCATTGGTTGCGTTTGACACAACGGAGCTGCTCTCCGAAGGCATCTGTGCGGACAATGTGCTGTGTCGGAGTCCGTGCTCCAAGATAGACTCTCTAAGACTTTCCCAATCATAGTTTAGTCCAGGATCTCCCCCAAAGATTTCGTCTACTTCTTTCTTGTATGTATCGATAGGCAAGATGCCATCGGAATACTTGGTGCGATGGAATGCTTCACATGCACCCTTCTCCTTAGCGACTTCATTAGATGCCTTCAGGAGATAGTATTGGAATGCCTCGGTCAGGTCATGGACCAGACGATAGGCACGAGGATCATTATACTTCTCACCTGCCTTAGCAAGGTAGTGTGCCAGACCGATGAAACCAATGCCCAGGGAGCGTCGTGCAAGGGTGCTACGACGTGCTGCAGCAACAGGGTAGTCCTGGTAATCAATCAACTCCTCAAGACCACGCACGGCGAGGTCAGCAAGGTTTTCCATCTCATCCAGTTTGTTAATCTTACCCACGTTGATAGCAGACAAGATGCAGAGAGCAATCTCACCATCGCTATCATCAATGTGTCGGATAGGATCTGTAGGAAGGGTGATCTCCTGACACAGGTTAGACATATTCACCTTGTCCTTGAAGGACGAGTGTGAATTGCAGTGGTCGATATTCATGATGTAGATACGACCAGTCTCTGCTCTCTCCTTCAGGAGATTCAGAATCAATTCTTGAGCACGGACTGTGGTGCGAGGGATTCCAGGGTCTGATTCGTAACTGCAATACATGCTATCGAAGCTATCAGTCCCGAAAGCATCATAAAGCCCAGGGACATCATGAGGAGAGAAAAGTGAAATCTCTCCGTTTGAGATGAAACGCTCATAGAATAGTTTTGAAATTTGGATTGAGTAGTCAAGTTTCCTCACGCGATTGTCTTCAGTGCCCTTGTTATTCTTAAGGACAATGATGTCTTCTATCTCTTGGTGCCAGATAGGAAAGTGAACTGTAGCAGAACCACCTCGGATACCGTTTTGTGTGCAGCATCGTACAGTTGACTCAAACTTTTTAAGGAAGGGGACAACGCCTGTGTGTTGTACCTCTCCGCCTCTGATCTTAGCGTTGATGCCACGGATTCTGCCTGCGTTAACGCCGATTCCAGCACGTTGTGCGACGTAGTAACCAATAGCCATATCGCTGCTAAAGATACTATCGAGGGTGTCATCAACATCAACGAGAACACAAGATGCAAATTGACGCAATGGCGTCCTGACTCCTGCCATGACTGGCGTTGGGATGTTGATGCGGTGCTTGCTGATTGCGTCATAGTATCTCTTGACGTAAGAAAGGCGAGTCGCTTTAGGATAGTCACGGAAGAGAGTCAATGCAATCATGATATACATTTGTTGCGGTGTCTCGTATACCCGACCACTGCTCCTATCCTGCACCAAATATTTATCTACGACCTGCCTCAAACCAGCATATGTGAAGAGAAAGTCACGATCGTTATCGATCATGCGATCAATCTCTGCCCACTCTTCATCAGTATACTTCTTCAAGATAGAAGAATCATACACACCCTTCTCAACACAATCATAAACATGATCAATCAGGTAAGGACGATAGTCTGGGTGGTCACCATACACAGACTTACGGACACCAAACAGGAGCAGTCGTGCTGCAACAAACTGATAGTTGGGATTGTCCAGATTGATTAGATCATTTGCTGAGCGAATCAGAATCTCTTGAATGTCATCGGTCTTAATACCATCAAAGAATTGCAGGTTAGCATTCATCTCTACCTGACTCTCGGAGACGCCTGCAAGACCCTTACAAGCGTGCTCTACCATCGTATGGATTTTATCAAGGTTGAGTGACTCAACCTCACCACTTCGCTTTACAACGCTGATCTCACTCATACCTTTTTCCACTGAATAAACTTTACTTGTGCTTCCATACCTTGGTAGGTATTTGATTCTACTATGCTTTGGACATCTAGTCCAGCAAGGACCATATCATTAAGATCCTTTTGTGCTATTTCCCTTGGCCAGATAACCACCTTCTCCTTGCTTCTGATGGCAGCGTCAATCCGTGACACGATTTGTTGATTTCGGGGCTCGTTGTCGAATACCCAGACCCTATCCTGATAAGGAAGAGTGCGGTGGTCAACATCGCTCCCACACATAGCAACAGCATTGGTAATGAAATGACTGTCGAAGGGTCCTTCCGTGACATAAACAGTTTCCTCAGAGTTGACTTTGTTTTGACCGTAGAGTTTTAGGCGATCATCAAACATCACCGTGATGTATCGTAGATTCGACTTTGGTGCCAGAGATCGACCCTGGATACCAAACCAATTACCGTCCTCGTCAATGAATGGGATAATAATTCTAGGTCTGTCATTCTGAAGGTTTTCAAACTGTCCTGGTTTTTGAGAATTCACCCACCGCTTAAACCTATCGGTGTAATACAGAGACTGAAGTGTATCCTGTGGGATACACCTGCCCTCCAAGTATTCTCTCGCTGGGTGTCCTTTATTTAGCTCGGAGATAGGTGTCAGATCTGATACCTTCTTTGCAAATTTAGGTTTCGCTGACTTGTATTCAGGGTTAGGTGTGTGCCTACCCTTACCAGTGGCACCATGACGATACTTCTCCAGCACAAACTGATCGTATAGATCAGTTGCATTATCCTTGAGAAAAT